GCTTTTCGCTTTGGTTTGTACCATGTACGCTTATCTCCTTCACCTCTTCTCTTGAAATTAGGTGGAAAAGCATGCAATTGTGCATAATAAAGAGTTTCAATGGTATCATCATGAGCCATTCTCGGTCCAAATGTAATGATTTCGTTGCTTAAATCAAACATATTTTCTCTAATATGCACAGTTCCTGTACTAAATCTACCTGAAAGACCTGAATAAACGCGATTTATCTTCTGCCTACCTCCTGGTTTCTCTGGAATTACAGCAACATCAAACTTATTTAGCCTTCTTCTTTCTTCATTCATAGCCTGAAATATACTTCTATTCATTGCTACATCTTCAACAGTAGATGATATGCAGTGGTACTTTTCATGCATTTCGAGTATAAAGTCTACAACGCCCTTTTTGTCGATTATGTTTCCATTAACATCTTTAGCTCCGATTGTCGGAATTGACCTGTGTCGTTCATACTCTAAAACATATAAGTTATTTTCCGTATCAACAGCAATAGCCATGATGACAGAAAAGTCAGACTCCTTAGTATCAATATCAGTGGCAGGGTCACAACCAACAAAAGTATTGATTGGTATTTCCTCACCGTCGATAAAAAGGAGGTTTTGATTTTCTTCAGCTTCATATTTGTAGTATCCTTTCCAGTACTTAATATGTTCTCTTGTCCATAACGCATCTTCAAGACTCTGCACTTCCATCATATATTCCTGATAGTATTTTGCAGGTTGACCTGAATCGTTATAGAATTTCTTTTTCTCTTTTAGTTTTTCCTTGCTAAAGAAAGAAGGCCATAGCGATTCTCCCGAAGCTAATATTGCCTGGTACGTAATTATTCTCCAAGCAAAGTCTTCTTTGTTTGAACGAGAGCGTTCATAATTGATAAGCAGATTGTTAATAAAAGAGTCGTAATGTACGGGAGTACCATTAACGCGCAACCTGCCAGTATGAGGCTCAAGCGCAGGATAAACGACAGCAGTGACCAAATTCGCATTTTTATCTCTCGCTTCCCTGGTAATAGTGTTTGCCTCGTGCTCGAAGTCGTCCAAAACGATCAAGTCGTAACGCTTGTGCAACTTTGCGCCACCACGTATACCTGCGACATTTGACTTCGATATTAGTTTGCACCCATTTGTCAATTCTATGTCTTCCTCTGTCCATTTCCTACCTTTCATCTTACCAAAGTAATAAATGATACTGTCATTGAACTCTAGGTGGTGCTTGATATAATCCATGTTCCCAACCGACAACTTCTGAGTTGCAGCCACCCATGCGTAAAAATACATATCATCTTTTGGACAAAACAAGAAGTCTTTTAAAATAGATGCCTTTGTTAAAACTGTCTTCCCATGACCCCTTGGAAGAATAACAGCAAGCTGCTTAACCTCTTTGTCATCTATTGAATCTGCAACTTCAAAGTGGAAAGGAGGGGTTTCGCTTCTCATGAAATCGCCTGGGAGAAACAGCTTGCCAAACGATATTAAATCTTTCTTGGATAAATTGAATACTTCTTCTGCCTGTGATATGTTATGTGTATTTATATTCACTAAAGAATTCCGTGCCTATATTTTGCTTTCATCTTATGATGTGACATTGGTGTAATTTTTCCAGTATCTAAAAGCCAATCAAGATATTCAGTATAATGAGCAAACGATTTTAAGTCTTTAACTTTATTCAACGGAATTCCCTCTGAAAATACATAATGCATTACATCTGTATAATACTGTTCAAGTTTATACAACTTTTTCTCGCCCTTATGAATTCCCTTCTCAACTACACTCTCTGCCAATTCTTTTAACACTCTAGGATCAAACTCCATTCTTATAAACGATGTACCATATCCCCCATACTTCATGGGAATAGCTGCTTGTCGTGCACTTGTAGTCGTATAAGTCTGCAAAATGTTTCTACTCGGAGTTACTCCACTCTCAATAAAACGCTTATATTGTTTACCACCAACAATTCTGACATTTTCATTAAAATCCTTTACTATATCTCTTTCAAACTCATCTACATATTTCATTGCCTTTTTAACAGGAATACGCTTACCAGCAACATTAATTGATTTATATATTATATCTTTACTTTTTCCATATCCACGAAAAAGAGCACCACCAAAAGGAAGAATACTTAGACCAGCTAAAATAGCCTGACCTGATTTTCCTTCTCTTAAATATAAAAGAGCATCTAAAGCATCAGATACAGCTCCTACAGGACCTGGAATAAATCCACCTGCCAAAAGAGCAGCATGAGCTGATTCACTTGCATTCCCTTTTAAAGATTTTTCTACATTGCTCTTATTAGCAGCCGTATTCATTACATCAAAAGATTTATCATCAACCTTCTTTTTAGAAGTCTTTTTCTTAGGAAAAAGATTTATGTGCCTATTTCTTTGTAGTTCCCAGTTCCCCATTTTCTTTTTTCTTCTTCTCTATGAACTTGTCCAGTTTCTTATAGTCTCTCTTCATCTCCAGATACATTGAGATTACACCTTCTACTCTAGCTAACCTTGTATGTAAGTCATTAGCACCTTTATACAACTCCGCTAACCTATCTTCATACCACTTTTTTGGTCTTTGTCTTTTTTTCATTTATCTTCCTTTTAGTATAATTTGTACTACACCACTGAAGAGGAGGTACTGAAACTGTCATGTTCTTACTCTTGTATGGCAGCTTTATCTTCACTTGCTTCTTCTCCATGACCTAATACCTTTCTCTCTACTTTGTCGAGTTGCTCAGGAGAAAACCCCTGAAACATTCCAAATACTCCTACATCACGCTGCTTAACAGTAACACCTGATGTGCCTATTACTTTTCCTATCTCTTTTGTTGACTGCAATATTATATTGTCATCTTCTGAATAATCAGCAAGATGTTTAAGTCTCGTCAAAACGTACTCGTGATCAAGACCTAACGACTTCGCAACATCTAAAACACTCTTTTCTACTTCTTGCATTACTCTCTCCTGTTTAAGTAAGATAATAGCCTTTTTACGCGCTTTATCAGAATCCACCTCACCATACGCTTCCATGTACGACTTAACTGCCCCCATACCGCCTGCCACATTAACAGAAAATAACCTTTCGTTCTTCGTGACATTCTTTCTCTCTTTAATCCTCTTACCTGTGTTCTTTATCTTCTTTGAGAATGTGTACCTGTTAGGATGCTGAGAAAAATCAGTATCCATGAAAGTCTTCTTGTTAATGAGAAACGTGCCAACTACCGTCCTTGCCCACCCATTTGAAACTTTGTAGTTCTTTGTGTCCCCTGGATGCCTAATCTTCCCAACTTTTAATAACTGGATAATACGTGAATCATCAGACACTACCCAACTACCTTCACTACCTTCACGCCAATTCTCTATAAGTAGAGGCGGACTATAATCAAAATACTCATTGAATTCATCCTTGTCTTCAAATATATAATTACGCTTCCCTTTGATGGACTTGTGTTCCACTATACTACGTTTCTGATCCTTACTTCTAAAGAATCAATTAAATCACCTACTTCAGAAGGTATCCAGTATACTTTTTCATTTATCTGTATTGGAACCCTCTCAATCCCCATGTCAGAAATATTCTGCAAAATCTCCTCTTGTATCTCAATTGGAAAAAGTCGCAACCACCCCATTAACTCTGCCATGTATCCTCCTATTATATTAATATTAAAAGCATATATATATGCCCCCCCTATATCCCCCCCAAAATACTCTATAGGTTAAGTGAAGTTTAAAGATAAAACCCATGTGAAGTCAAGAAGTTTGCAGGATTTTGATGTATGACGTTTATTCTTGCTACGTACACTATAAATGGGTTTTGTGTTTTTCGATTTACGTTATTTTTGATTTGAATTGATTATGATGTGTTATATGATAGTTAGTTAACTAGTTAAATAGGAAAGGAATGTCTATGGACATAATAAAACAGCTGCTTGAATTAATGGGCGGTGGAACTAGTCTCTTCGGAGATAATGAAAGGAAAGCCATTGGCTTTGCAGTCATCGCACATAATCTGGCACAGAAAGCCAAGAGAGGACAAGCCGTATTCGGTAGCGGAGTTATGCGCGACATGAATGCATTTGACAACGGAGGAGGAATGATCAAATTAGTTCTTCTCTTCCTGGGTCTATTCGCCAGTGGTAAACTGGACGGACTGTTCGACATGATTAAAGGCGGAGCCAAAGAGATCACTGCTACAAAGGATGATGATACTGTTACCGTAGAAGTAGTTGAAGGCATGATCCACGGCCTGAAAGACGATAT